CATCGAGGGCCTTCTCGGCGGCGTCGCCGCGCTCACGCTCGGCGTCCAGCGCGTTGCCGTGATCCTCGCGCAGCTGGTTGATGAACTTTTGCGCTTCTTCGGCGACGCGGCGCGCATTGGCGTGCGCCGGGTCGTCGAGATCGATGCCTTCGAGGGCACCGCCCTCGCCAGCCTGTTCCGAAGTGTCGGCTTCGAAGGGCGGTCGATAGCCGGCCTTCACCTCATCAGCGGTTGCCTCGCGAACAAGGTGGCGCTTCTTCAGGTCTTCGAAACGCTGGTCGGAAATGTCGAGCAGGATCATGCCCTGGCCGACCGAGCCGTCATCGCCATGATGATCGTCAAGCACGTAAGCATTCTTCATTTTGGCCTCCTTCAGCCGGCTCCTTGCGACGACCGCGGACACGCCGCGGCCGATGGAAGGAGCCGGGGGCGCCGAAGCGCCCCCGACCAATTAGGATCAGGAGAAAGTGAAGTTGCCCTTCACCAGCGCACCCGGCCGGCGCACGACAAGCGCGAGGCGCTTCTCCGCACGGACGGTCAGCATGTTCTTGATGAAGTTGTCGCGGTCCTGGTCGGAGATGCGGACCTCGGTGTCCATCCGGTCGAAGATCTGACCGGCCATCTTGAAGCCGCCAGTCATCCAGTTGCCGGAACCGATACGCTTGGTCGCCACGACCGGCTTACCCCAAAGGATCGGGCCGGCGACGCCTTGGGGATTGGCGAAGACGTAGCCGCTCGCCGAGTCCTTGGTCAGCTCGATGTTGGCCCACTGCGTCGGATGCAGCACGATGCCGTCCGGCGCATAATCGGCCAGCTCGACCTGAAGGATGCCCAGGCGCAGGCGATCGATGCGGGTCTCATTCGAAACGGACACGCCCGAGGGCTGCGAATAGGCGGTCGCCTGGGTGTAGAGACCGTTCAGATGCTGGCCGGTGCCGTCGCCGAGCAGCAGCTCCGCTTCCTCGGCGTCGTCCAGGCCCCAGCGCAGCTCGCCATCGACGAGGCTCTGCAGCTGCGGAACATCGTCCATCGCCTGGCGCGACACAGGCACCCAATGCGCGATGGTCCGCACCGGAGCCGTTGCCACGTCCCAGGCATAGGCCGATTCGGGCTTCTGCGCCGTTTCCGCCGTGACCGCCGCATTGTTGGTGCGAGTGGTCTGATAGGCATATTCGATCGCGTTGCTTTCGGTCTGGCCGGGGGTAAGCAGGTCGCGCACGCGCAGCTGCATCCGGGTCAGGCCCACGATGCCGGCCTGTCGATCCGGGAGGATCAGGCCACCGGCATTACCGCTCGCGCTGGTGATGGCCGCCTTGACCGAGAAACCCACGGTGCCTTTGCAGCCCGCCTCGACGTAGGACTTGACGTCCTCATGGTTCGCGACCTCATGGCCGAGGCTCTTCAGCTCGGGCTGATCGTCGCCGCCGCGGCGGCTCTGCGCCAGCTTCTGGGACAGCTCGGTGATCTCACCGCGCAGGCCAGTCAGCTCGGCAAGCGCCTTGTCGGCCTTTTCCTTGGTCTCGGTGCTGACCTTGTCGCCGGCCTCGCTCTTCGCCTTGAACTCGACGGCGAAGGCTTTCACCTCGCCGAGCGTTTCACCGAGCTGCTTCTGGAGGGTTTCGAGCGACTTATCGCCCGGCTGGTTGTCGGCTTCCTTGCGACCGAACTCTGTCGCCGGCACCGCGATCGTCATGGCCAGCGCCGCAGCGCCAGCGAAGTCGAAAGGGTTGCCGATGGAGTGGATGGCGGTCGATGCGGCGAAGGCCGCCTCGGGGGCGATGGCAAGCGCCATCATCACGGCAACCGCCGCGAAAATTGCAAATTTCTTCATGATACGTCTCCGGTGGGCCAGTCAGATTTTGAAGCTGGCCAGGGTGTCCGACAGGGCCTTCAGGCCCGGGCTGATCGTCACATCGCGCTCGGACTCCCTCCGGCGCAGCTCCGCGAGACCGTGGCTGACGAGGCCAGCGGCGCGCGTTTTCGAGAAGCCTGCCTCCCGCAGGTACTTCTCCAATTCTCGATCGGTGGGCAGCTCGCCATGCGCGAGCTTGAACTTGACGGCCTCGACGCGGGCGTCGTCATTGGCTGGGAACGTGACGAGGCTGATCTCGACAAGGTCCAGCTTGGTCAGCGTGCGGATGCCGGTCTTTTCGTCATAGGACGATTCCCGAACCCAATAGCCAATGGACAGGCCGGTGACGGTGCGCGCCTTCATATGCTCGTAGGCGCGCTTCTCCATCGCGCCGGCTTCGAGCAGGATCTTGCCGTCGCCCCAGAGGCCGTGGTCGTCCTCTTTCAGGTTGCTCCATGCACCGATCGGTTCGCTGCTGCGATGCTGCCACAGCACGGGGACGGGGCGCCCCTTCGACTGCAGCTCGCCGAGGCTTTCGGTGAAGGCGCCCTTCGCGACGACCTCCTGATAGCTGTCGACGACGCCAAAGACGGAGCCATAGCCGTTGAAGGAACCGTCATCCTGGACGCCCTTCACTTCGAAGTCGAAGTCGCGGACCTTCAATGCGCCGCTATGCTTGCGGCCGAATTTTGGGGGCAGACGCATATCAATCCTCCAGGCGGGGGCCGCCGTTGTGTCCGATCATCGACCGGACCTTCGCCTCGATCAGGGCTTCGACATTGCCGCCATCGACGCCGAGTAGGCCCAGCAGCGCCGAGCGCAGCTGCTGCTCGGACGACTGGGCGTTGGAGGTGCCGAGCTGGTCGAGGCGGATCAGATTGGACTGGACGGTCAGGAACTCGCCGCCCGGTCGATGGTCGAGATTTTCGCGCGATCGCATCTCATTGCGATCCATGACGCCGTTCTGGCCGAACGCGCTGTAGAGCGCGGCGCGGCCGGCGCTGTCGGTCGCCATCACGGCTTCACGGTTGAACTCGGGATAGACCTTCTTCCGCTCGCCGATTGGCAGCAGCTGCATCCGCGCGGCCTGCTCGATACGACGCAGGAGGGGATTGAGCCGGAGGGTCTGCCAGCCGAGCAGCAGCTGCTCGATGCCCGACCCCCACATGGTCTGTCCCTGCGCCGCGTGGCCGATCAGGACCGGGAGCATGCCGAACCAGCGGCACAATTCCTCGACATCCCAGCGGCGGCTTTCGAGCAGCTGCGCGTCGGCCGGCTTCATCGTCAGCGGGACGAACTTGAAGTCTTTCTCCAGCGGCATGATCTTGCCGGACATGTCGCCGCGGGTGAACTCGGTGAAAATGTCGATCAGGTCGCGGCGCTGCTCGGGCGACAGGCGGGTGCTGCCGGTTTCCATGAAGCCGGCGTTCTGCAGGCCGTTGATGAAGGCTTCTGCTGCCGCGCGATTGGCCGCGATCGAGCTGCCGATGGTGCGGCGACCGAAGTCGATCGCGGACAGGCCGACATCACCGCCGAGCGTCATGCCGCGCAGGTGGAAAATCTTGTCGGCGGGCAGCGTCTCCTGCTTCCCGCGATCGGTGACGACATATTCCCGCTCGCCCGCCTTGTTCCGGCGGACGACAACCTGCGACGGCGGAATCGGCGTCAGCGCGGTGACGCGACCGCCAAGCGTTTCTTTCTCGGCGAAGCCGTTGCCCCAAAGGTCGATGCAGGCGACCATCCCCGCCCAGAATTCCGAAGCGGTCTGATCGCGGTTCGGCTGTTCGTGCAGCAGGTCATAAAGCCAGTGGTCGTCTTCGGATCGACGGCCGCCGACTGGGCTCTTGCTATAAACGCCGCAGCCCATTGAACCGACCAGCTCGGATTTCAGATTAACGCATGCCCAGGCCGTAGCGAGGCCCAGCGTCGACGTCTGATTCACGCGGCTGGTGTTGAACCGAGGCCCGCCGCCGATCGCGATGCGCGTCGGCTCGTCCTCGGGCGCGCCGCTCAACTTCGCGGATTGCTGACCGGTGATGTAGGAGAAGGCGGTGCCGAGCCAATTCACGCCCGGCCGCCCTTCATCGCTGCGATGAAATCGTCGACGCTCGCGCCGACGGTTCCACTAGCGCCGGCAGCAGCGGCGCCGATCGCCATGCAGGCGGCAACGGCAGCGTCGATCTTGTTCACAGCGCGCTCCTTCGCCAGCCAATGATTTCCCCACCGATCTTCATCGGTGACCGCGCTCATCATCGCGGAGATCAGGACGGGGTTGATTTTCAGCCGGACGCGGCGTTCCAGGATCGCGTCTTCGAACTCACGGACGGAGCCGGGCATCCACAGACCCTCGGCCTCGCGCCCAGCTTCTTCGGCCGCCTCTTTCATCGCGTCGGTCGGCTTGCCCTTCTTCGTTCCGCCCTGCGGATGCTCGACGAAGGGAAGCGCCAGCCCCAGCTTTTCGCACTCGGGTTCGAAGCCGCGCTTGAAGGCGTAACGGTCATAGGCGACCGCCCGGAGATCGAAATTGTGAGCGTCTTCGGCCAGCGCCTGGGCGACATGATCGAAGCGGATGCTCTGCCCCTTCGGGCCGAATAGATGGCCGTTCTTGATCCATTCGGGATATGGTTGCTTATCCCGGAGGGCGCGGGTGGCAGCGGTGTCGCCCGGGGTCCATGCCTCGATCCAGAGATCATAGGTCGGCTTCATCACCAGCTGGATTTCGCCGTCGCGCTCGGCTTCCATCTCGACCTCGCCGGTGATGACGGCGGTGGCCTTGGCGGTGATGTCGCGATTTTGCGAAAGGTCGATCCCGCAATATGCGGGCTTGCCGTGATGCTCGACCGGATCGAAATCGGCGAGGCAGGGCTCCAACGTGGCGCGCGTCATCCAGGCGGATTCGGCATCGGTCCAGACGCAGAAGTGCAGGCGCAGGATGCCGTTGAGCTTGCCCGGCATGTCCTTCGCCTGCTTCACGACACCGGCGAGATATTCCTCCGTTATCGTCACGCCGAGCAGCGGATTGGCCTTGGCCCAGCAGCTGGGATCTTCGAGCGGGTCGTCGTCGCGGTCGAGGCCGCAGACATAGCTGAAGGTGCTGTCGTCGATCGGCTCGCCGAGATATTTGGCGTCGTCGTCCTTCGCGTCGCGGTTGCCGGCGGCGACCTTTATCGCGTGATCATGCTCTTCGCGGGCGATCGATTTCCGATCAGATCCGCTATTCGTGATCATGAACAGCAGCGGCTGGATTCGGAATTTGAAGCCGCGCTCCAGCATCTCCATCACGCCGCGGTCGGGATGCTCATGAACCTCGTCGCAAAGCGCGATATGAGGGCGGGGGCCCGATCCTGTCTTTTTCGCCTCGCGGCTGATCGGCCGGAAGAACGACCCGGATTTCAGGTGCGCCAGATTATATTCGCGGCCTGGCCCGCCGCTGCGCTTCAGTCGCTTGTTCAGCTCCGGCGACTTGTCGACCATGTTGACGGCATCGCGGAACAGGATGCTTGCCTGATCCTTCGTCGCGCCGGCCGCGTAAATCTGGGCGCCGGCCTCGCCGTCGGCAGTCATGCCATAGAGGCCGATCCCGCCGGCCAGCGGCGATTTGCCGTTGCCCTTGCCTTCCTCGATGTAGGCGCGCCGGAATCGGCGCGGGCCGGTGGCCTTCTTCCATCCGAAGATGCTGCCGATCTTGAACGCCTGGCTGGGGGCGAGCAGGAACGGGCGGCCTTCGAATTGGCCTTCACTCAATTGCAGCCGGCTCTCGAAGAACCGGATCGCGCGCGCCGCAGCTTCCCGATCGAAGCGCAGGCCGCGCTGGCCGCCGAGCTTCAGGTCGTCGAGGTGCCGACGGCAGGCGTT